TTTGTTCCTGCCTACAAAAGCAGATTGTGGGACGGCAAGATTCGCCTTGCAGACCTAAGAACATTTACAATATATCATGGTCTTGTTCCTTACATTGAAAAGTTTTGTAAGGAAAGAGACTATACAATTGAAATCGATAAGGCAATTTCAACCACTAAGAATTTCTCATTAGTTGAAGCAAAAGATTTTATTCAAACATTAGGATTGCCACATGAAATAAGAGACTATCAATTAAAGTCTTTTGTTCATGCAATTCGCAATCATCGTATCCTTTTACTTTCACCAACTGCATCAGGTAAGTCACTAATACTTTATCTGATTATGCGTTATCTACAAGAGAGTGGATACAAAAGGGGTCTATTGATTGTTCCAACCACATCTCTGGTTGAACAAATGTTTACTGATTTTAAATCTTACGGATACGATTCAGACAAATACTGCCATAGACAATATGCAGGTAAAGATAAACACACTAATCTTTTCCTAACCATCACAACATGGCAATCAATCTATAAAAACGACAAAGATTACTTTGAACAATTTGATTTTGTTCTTGGTGATGAGGCACATCAATTTAAAGCCAAATCACTCACAACAATTATGTCAGGTTGTTCTAACGCTAAATATAGAATAGGCACCACAGGTACATTAGACGGCACACAAACACATAAGTTGGTGCTTGAAGGTTTGTTTGGTCCTGTTTATCAATCAACAACTACATCTGAACTGATTGAAAACAAACATTTGGCATCTTTTAAAATTAAATGCCTTATTCTAAAACACTCTGATGAGATATGTAAACAAGCAAGAGATTGGGATTACAACTCAGAAATAGAATACATTGTAAAAAATAAAGCACGAAACGATTTCATTCGTAACTTAGCTTTATCATTAGAAGGCAATACACTTATATTATTTCAATTTGTGGAGAAACATGGAAAAGACTTATATGCAAACATTAAAGAACATGCTAAGAAAAGACACACTTTCTTTGTGTTTGGTGGAACCGATGTTGAGGTTCGGGAATCGGTTCGGTCAATTACTGAAAAAGAAAGAGATGCTATCATTGTTGCTTCATATGGCACTTTCTCTACTGGCGTTAATATCCGCAACCTTCATAATATTATATTTGCCTCACCAAGCAAGTCCAGAATTCGTAATCTTCAATCGATAGGTCGAGGGCTTCGAATAGGTGATAATAAAGATGAAGCTACTCTATTTGATATTTCAGATGATTTTAGAATAGGTAAATTTACCAACTACACACTCAAGCATTTTATTGAGCGTGTAAAAATATATGATGATGAAAAGTTTAACTATAAATTTTACAACATCGAGCTTAAAAATGAATGAACCAACACAAACAATAAAACTAATAAGATTACAATCAGGTGAAGATTTGATTGCAGGATTAACTAGCAACTCTGAATCTGGTTTGGTTATGCTTGACAATCCAATGCATTTGATTTTTAAGAGAAGCACTCAAGGTACGGTAATGATGCTATTACCGTGGTTGCCAATTGAATTAATTAATGATAATATTGCAACCATATATGAATCAGATATTCTAACCGTTGTAGAACCAAAAGCAGACCTTGTTGAGTATTATGGTAATGTAATTAATCATACTCAAATGGCTATGTTAAAAAGTGACCAAACTATCAAGTCTCTTAGAGAAGAATTGGAAGACTTGAATGATGAGGAAGAAGATGAAGACCCCGAAGGTTACTTAACAAAAGAAGATGTTGTGGAAATGGTTGCCAGAAAAAGGAAGAATAGGCTGCATTAATGGAATATAACGAACAGAATTTAAAAATTGTAAGTGATATTATTATGAAGAATTTGACAATTGATTTACTACCAAAAAAGTTTATAGAACGCAATGCTTCTAATCCTACTTTTGGGCATTGTCATACTGCTTCTGCTTGCTTACAAAAGATTTTTGGTTCAAAGAATATTAAACTGTACCGTGGCCATGATGGAGAAATTTATCATTGGTGGGCAGTTGATAAAGACGGAAAGCAAATTGATTTAACTGCTGACCAGTATTACTCTGTTGGAAAGAACCCGCCCTACGATGTAGGTGAGAAGTCTTCGATGTTGGGATTTGCATACAGAACTAGAACATTGACCCTACTGGATAAGGTCACTAAAGAATTATCTTTAAACGGAACACCGCTAATGTAACACTTGTCAAGCGCAATGTCAAGCGCTTTTTAAGGCAAAAATAGGATGAAATATGAGTGAGAAAAAACCAAAACATTATGTTAATAATACCGACTTTCTAAATGCGTTGATTGCATATAGAGAGAAGTGTGATATTGCCAAAAAAGAAAACAAACCAGACCCACAGATACCTGATTATATCGGTGAATGTTTTCTTAAAATTGCAGAACACCTATCAAGAAAACCCAATTTTATTTCTTATTCCTTCCGTGATGAAATGATTGCTGACGGCATTGAAAACTGCCTGATGTATTTCAGAAACTTTGACCCCGTTAAATCAAAGAATCCTTTTGCCTATTTCACACAGATTATCTACTATGCTTTCCTCCGTAGGATTATGAAAGAGAAGAAACAACTGTATGTCAAATATAAGGCAACAGAACAGTTTGGTATATTAGATGAGTATGAAATGTTTGAAGATTCAGATGGCAATATGAAGCAGTTTGAATTATATGATAACATTTCAGAATTCATTCACAACTTTGAAGAAAATAAGAAGAAGAAAAAAGAAGGCAAGACAAAAGGCCTTGAAAAGTTTTTAGAGGCAGAAGATAAAGCATTGCCTGAATAACCATTGACATTAATAAAATAACTAGTATAATGGAGAACTTATGGATAAAATCAAAATTGAACATCACATTAAACATTTACAAGAAATGCATAATGATTTAGATAAACAAATACAAGAACAAGAAAAACATTATGGTGATGATTCTCTAGTCAAGTTTCTCAAAAAGAAAAAACTTAAATTGAAAGATGAAATTCAAGGATTTAAAAGTCAATTACAATGAAATTATGTATTCTAGGTGACACACATTTTGGTATGCGTGGTGATTCGTTGGAGTTCCACAAATATTATGAAAAATTTTATAACGAAGTATTTTTCCCGTATCTAATTGAAAATGAAATTGATACGGTATTCCAGCTAGGCGACATGTTTGATAGGCGAAAGTTTATCAACTTCAATACACTCTATCTCTGCCGTAAATATTTTTTCGATAAGTGTGAAACATTAGGTATCAAAGTTCATACGCTCCTTGGAAACCATGATGTAACATTCAAAAACACATTAGAGGTAAATTCAACAGGATTACTTCTTAATGAATATCACAACATTGAATACTATGATGATTTTCAAACAGTAGAGTTTGATGGTGTTCCTATTGACATTGTTCCTTGGTTATGCTCTGACAACCAAGAATCTATCTTTGAGAGTATAAAGAACTCTAAGTCACAGTTATGTTTTGGGCATTTTGAGATTGATGGTTTTGAAATGGACAGAGGCAATGTTTGTCATGGTGGTATTGACAGAAAGACATTAAACAAGTATGATATGGTCTTAACTGGCCACTTTCATCATAAGTCAAATGATGGACACATCTATTATGTTGGCACGCCAGGTGAAATGACTTGGTCAGACTACAATGACCCAAGAGGTTTTCATATCTTTGATACGGCAACCCGTGAGTTGGAGTTTATTCAGAATCCATACAGAATGTTCCATAAGGTAACATATGATGATGGTGAACAAGATTTTGAATTTTGGAAAAATTATGATTTTAGTCCACTAAAAGAAACCTTTGTAAAAGTCGTAGTATTGAACAAACAGAATCCATATTTGTTCGATAATGTTTTGGATAATCTTTATAAAATTGGTGTTTGTGACATTTCTATCGTTGAAGATTTCACAGATACAAACCTTGAAGATGACCAAGAGTTGATTGACCAGGCAGAAGATACGATGACCATATTGTCAAAGTATATTGATAATCTAACACTTAATGTGGAAGCAGAGAAGTTGAAAACACTAATGCGTGAACTTTATGTTGAAGCACTAAACACAGAAAAAGCTGAATGATAGTATTTCGTTATGTTCGTTGGAAGAATCTTCTTTCAACAGGTAATTACTTTTCCGAAATCAAACTAAACAACACACAAAATACTTTAGTTGTTGGTAGTAATGGTTCAGGTAAATCTACAATGCTAGATGCGTTGTGTTTTGCTTTGTTCGGAAAAGCCTTCAGAACAATCAACAAACCTAATCTGATGAATTCAATCAATGGCAAAGATTGTGTCGTTGAAGTTGAATTTGATACCAACAACAAATCATATAAGATTGTTCGTGGCATTAAACCAAACATCTTTGAAATTTGGTGTAATGGTGAGTTGTTGAATCAAGATGCAGCCGCAAGAGACTACCAAGAATTGCTTGAGAAGTCCATTCTTAAACTAAACTACAAATCATTTACTCAGATTGTTATTCTTGGTTCTGCATCATTTGTGCCATTTATGCAGTTGTCATCTTCTGACCGAAGAGCAATCATTGAAGACTTGTTGGACATCCAAATCTTTTCTACCATGAACGGTATTCTTAAAGATAAGGTATCAAACAACAAAGATTTAACTACAACCAAAAAATATGATATTGATTTGGCTCAGCAGAAATATGATATGCAAGAGAAACATATCAATGAGTTAAAACAAAACAATGATGATAAAATAAAAGAACTTGAAGATGATATAGTAAACAACCAGAATGTAATTACTAAACTGTCAACCGATAATGTATCTCTCACAACACACACAGAAACATTACAAACATCGGTATCTGCCAAAACAGATGTTGAGGCTAAAGTTAAAAAGATTACCAAACTCGAATCACAGATTGAAAGTAACTTGTCAAAGTTTAAGAAAGACATTTCATTCTTTGAACATAATGATAATTGTCCAACTTGCCGGCAATCAATTGAACAAGGCTTTAAACAAGAAGAACTTGCATCACTAAACACAAAGGCAACTGAGTGTGAAGTTGGTTTACAGACCATCGAACAGAAACTATTGGAAGAACAGAATCGATTAAATCTAATCACACAGGTTCAAAAAAGAATCCAAGAAATTCAAATTAAGATTGCTACAAACAACACAAGTATTACTGAAACAAACAAATACATTGCTAGGTTGCAAAAGCAAATTCAAGATTTGAAGAACTCTAAGTCTGTTTCTGACAAAGAAGAAAAAGAATTAAGCGACATAAAAGAGTGCTTAACGAACTTAAAAAATGATTTAAGGGTGCTTATCGATGAGAAAACATACCTTGAAGTTGCTTCTGCTCTGTTAAAAGATAC